TGGGTGCCGGCCATGCTGCCGCGGATGCCGCCTTGGGCGAGCGTGCCGAGGGCCGCCGCCACGTCGTCGAACTGCTGCCCAGCCATCTGGGCCTGCGGCCCGACGTAGGACAGCGATTCGCCGATCAGGTCCACGCTCGTCGTCGAGGCATTGGCCGCCGCCTGGAGCCGGTCGGCGATGCTGCCGAAGTCGCTCGTGGCCATGCCGAACTGGGCCATCGTGCCGACAACCACCTCGACCGCCCGGGACAACTCCATGCTGTCGGCGGCGGCCAGGGCCAGCACCGGGCCGACCGCCTTGATCGTGCCTTCCGCGTCCAGGCCCGCCTTCGCCAGTTCGTTCATGGCGTTGGCCGTCTCGGTCGGCGACTTGCCCATGGCCACGCCCATCTCGCGGGCGGCCTCGTTGAGCCGCTTGAACTGCTCCTCCGTCGCGCTGGTGTTCGCCCGCACCTGGGCCATGGCGAGCGTGAAGTTGGCCGCCTCGCGGGCGGCCAGCACGAACGGAGCCCCGAGGGCCGCCCCGCCGATCGAGAGGTTCGTTCCGATCTGCCGCATCGACGCGGCCACGGCCTTCAGCCGATTCTGCACCCGCGTCATCGCCTGCTGAAACGCGCCGTCCTTGGCGAAGATCTCGATGAAGGCACCGCCGGCCCGAACTGCTCCCGCACTAGCCGCCATGCTTCACCTCCGCCGGCTTGTTTCGCCGCATGGCGAGGCCGAGGGCCGCGAGCATGTCCGGCGTGGCCTCCGGGATCTCGGGCTCGGGCAGGTACGGGTGGTAGGTCGCCAGGGTCGGCGGGCTGCCCTTGTCAGGGTCGGAATGGATGCTGGCGATGAGCGTCATGAGCGAAGCCGTCCGGTTCCATTCCTCGTTCGATCGGCCCCAGGCCATCCAATCAAGCTCGCGGAGCGTGTATCCCCACGGGTCTACGCCGCACTGGCCGGCGAGCTCGAAGCAGAGCTCGTAAGGGTCTGGCGGAGGAGTGTCTCGAAGTCCGTCTCCTCGATCTTCTTTTCCGCGGCGAGGACGCCTTCGGTCGTGAGCTTTTCGTGGGCCGCCTGGTACTTGACCAGCATCTTCTTCAGCAGCCCCTTGCGGGGCTCCTGGAAAAAATCGGCGACCTCCGCGAGCAGCGCCTCCACCGCCCCCTCGATCACCGTGCCGTCGATGCCGGCCAGGAAATCGTCGAGCGTCTTGCCGGCCGCCTCCGCCTGCGGCCGGATGGTCGAGAAAAGCACCTCGCAAAACTTCACGTCGTCCGCGAAGAACGCCCCGATCTTCTCCGCACTCGCGAACAGGTCGGTGAGCCGCAGGCCGGTGTCGTCCTGCACGCGCTTGATCGTGCCGACGTTCACGACCACCTGCCACTCGGTGCCGTCGGTTGTCTTGAAGGTTTTCATGGGGAGCCGTAGGTCCAGAGTTTGAGGGTCACTTCCCAGGCCAGCACGCCCTGGAGCGGCTGTTTCACCGACACCTTCACCGGCACGAATTCACCGCTTCCAACGCCGCTGATCCCGAACGTCATCGGGTCGGGAGGATGTACGTTGAACTTGGCGTTGAAGTCGTCGTAGTTCTCCTGCCAGTAGATGAGCACCTTGATCGTCGCGTCCTGGGCGATCGGCAGCGTCGACTTCCATCCGTGCCACCATGAGGTGACGTCGTGCGTCGACATGTCCATGTCGACGTCCAACTCGCGAACACCCTCCAGCACGACACCGTCGAGCGTCAGGACCTGGTCACGGCCGAGTTTGACCTTGGCCACAGGCTCACGCCTCTGGTTCTGGTTCTGTTACGCCGTACTTCACCGTGTACTCGACCTTGCCCTTCAGGTTCGGCTTCTCTTGGATGTCGAGGATCACGGCGAGCAGGTCAGTGGTCGGCAGACCGGCAATGTCCATCGCACCCTCGCCGCCGACAACACCCGTCACGTGCGTGCAATTCACGTCGATCGAGATGTCGATGATGCCGGCCATGTGGACCAGCTCGGTGATCGCCGTGGCCTTGAACACCGTGACGTCGAGGTCGGCCGCCGATACGTTGATCGTGCAGTCGATGATGTCGTCGTTGTCGACGCCGGGCAGCGTGTTGACGCAATCGCGGCCGAGCTTGTAGGTGGTGGTGGATGCGGGCATGGAATCTCCTCGTGATCAGGTGCGGTAGTCGCCGGGGCCGACGTCGAGCTTGTTGGCCGTTTCGCTGGCCACGCCGGGCTTCATGGTCACCTTGAACGTGACCACGCCCTCCTGAGGCTCCTCGCGATTGGCCGTCAGACACACGACGTCCTTCACGCCACCGTTGACCGTGAGCGTGTAGGAATCGCCGATGACGAACTTGGTCGTCGCGGTGGCAAACACCGTGCCCTCGAACGTGTAGTCGGGGATGCCGCCCTTGACCTTCTTGATCGGCTTCGCACCGAATCGCGTGGTGGTGTCGATCGCTTCGGCCGACCGCGTCACCGTGAGGTCGGAGCAGCCAGCCAGGCCGCTCAACGTCCAGTCCTTGCCGAGGTTGATCGTTGCCGCCATGTGTGGCCCTCGTGAATGGTGTCCGGGCGGCCTTTGCCGCACCTGAACATCAGTCTACCGGTGGCCTGGGGTGTCAGAGCCCGCCGACCTTGAAGCGGTTGGCGAACTCCTTGGCGATCCGCCCGGAGGCGATGGCGTTCCGCATCGCGGGACGCATGTAGGGGCGTTCGGGGTAGGGGACCGTCTCGAAGAAGCTTGTCCGCTGCCAGCGGTCGGCCCGCTTCGGCTCGCGGCCGACTCGCCAGTAGCCGATGATCCCGGTGCGGTAGGACCGCGGCCACCGCGGGATCCACGCCCAGCCCTGCATCTGCTCCCGCCCGCCGAACTCGTGGAGGCTCGCGAGCCAGGCCGCCGACGGCGAACCCTGCCCGACCACCACCGATTCGCTGATCGGGTCGAAGGCGAACACGATGCCCGGCTTGTCGCGGAGGTTGCCGCGGTGGGTGTGCGGCGGCGTGCCGGGAGCCGACGGGGCCTTGGCTTGGATTTCCATGAGCCGCCGCCGCAGCTGGTTGGCCTGCCGCCTGTTGCCGCTGGCCTCGCTCATCCCGATCAGGTCGCGGATCGACTGGTTCGGATTCTCCGTCATAACCTTCAGCTTCGGCTTCGCCATGCCCATCCGCTTGATCGACCGCCGGGCGATCTGCATCACGACCGACCCGCCCCGGTAGAGGGCCTTGTGGGTCATCTTCTTCAGGGTGTTTTTCACCACCGCCCGGTCGAAGAAGTAGTCGTAGTTGATCCCGGCCGAGATGCCGGGAAATGCCGACGAAATCCCGGAGGCCGAGTTAAGGGACGGGATCAGGGCAGGGGACCGCATGGCCTACCTCACGGTGCGGGCGGCGGCGGCGGTGGCGGCGGATCGAGCTTGTTCATCCCGACCATGTAGGTCACTTCGATCTGCGACAGGAACACGTTCCGCTCCTGGAGCACCTCGGCGTCGTAGGGCACCGGCTGGGCGATGTCGAGCCAGTCGGCCGCCTCCAGGTCTGCCAGCGGGAGCAGCTCGCTGCGGATGGCGTCCATGATCGCCTGGTTGAGATCCTCGAGGTCCTGGATCTCCGGCTCGCTGCCGACATGCTTCGCGATCACGATCCCGACGGTGAGCTCGAAGAAGTCGGCCCCTCGCGGGGCCTGTTGCCGCTGGTTGATCTGCACCGGCCCGGGCACGACCGAGACCTTCAGCGTGCCCAGGTCCGCGAGGCCGTAGTCCGGCTTCCGCCGCCAGGCGGCTTCGATGCTCGGGATGGCCCCGGGCCAATCGTAGTCCGACAGGGCCTCCGCGAGCTTCTGGCCTACGAGCCGTTGGATGTGTGGATCGGCTGGCATGATCTACCTCGTGTTCGTCGCCCCCGCCACCCACCTCGGCACGAACGGGCACAGCGTGCACCGCCGTCCGCAGCAGCGGCCGGCGGCCAGGAGCACGGCGGCAGGGGTGGGGGGCGTCACAGCGTCACGGCCTCGCGGAACGCGGCATCGACCTGGGCTTCGGTGAGCCCGAGGGCCGCAGCCATCGGCACGAGCCAGGCGTGGGTTCGCTCGACGTGCGGGGCGTATTCCCATTCGACGCGGACGCTCTCGCGCGTCACAGCGTCTGCGATGCCGTTGATGGCGGCCTCGACCATCGCGAGGCTCACGCCGTGGCGTACCAGCCAGAGGCGAATCTGGCGGGCGGAGATGGAGGGCGGCACGGGGGAGTTGTCTGGCGCGCGCTGCCAGCCGGCCGGCAGTTCATCGTCGGGGACGGCGGTGCAGCCTTCCGGCGGTTGCCAGCCTGCGGGGACGTCAGGCCGGACGAACGTCACGACGCGGCCTTGCGCGTCGAGGATCGCGAGAGATGTAGCGTTTGCGCCCATGTGTGTTCCTCAGTACCAGACCGTGATGCGGACGAGAGCCCCGCCGCCGTTGCCGCCGGCCCCGCCTGTTGCGCCGTTTCTGCCTCCGCCTCCTCCGCCGCCTCCGCCGCCAGGGAATCCGCCGTTTCCGCCGGCCCCGCCGCCGCCAGACGAACTGCCGCCGCCGCCGGCGCCGCCCGTTGCCACTCGCGAGTGATAGGAGACTCCGTTCGCCCCGGCTCCGCCGCCGGCCGTTCCGGCAGTCGGCGCGGCGCCTCCGAGAAACAGAATCGGGAGGCTTCCGCCAGCGCCTCCGGCGTATTGATTGTTTGAAGCGTCAGCTCCGCCGCCGCCGCCACCCTGGCCGCTCGTAAAAGTCTGCGTTCCGCCGGCCGCGCCGGCCGCGGCCGACCGACCAACGGCCCCAGCAATGTTTGGCGTCCAGAGGCTAGTCCACTGGGCGCCGCCTCCGGCGACCGTGGCCGCGCTGGTTCCGCCTTGCCCGCCGGTGGCCGATAGCGCTACCGCGATCGTCAAGCCGGCACAACTCACCAGCCCGGCCGGGTCTACGTTGCTTCCGGCGTTCCCGTTTGTGTCGTTTGCGGTCGGCGCCGCCCCACCCGCGCCGCCGGCCGGGGCCGTGATCGAGAGGGTTGTTGATGGCAGTTTCGACACGTCATAGGAGATTTCGGACCAGCCGCCACAGCCGCCTCCGCCGCCGCCACAGCACGCCGTCCCAGCCGCTCCACGACGACCACTGCCACCGCCGGCTCCGGCACCGACGCAGAAAAAGTCGATCCGTTTTGCCCCTGCCGGTATCGTCCAGGTGTAGTTGCCGCCAGACCCCGACGCGGCCGCCGGCTTCGTTGTCGCCGTGAAGTCGAAAACCTCGGCCTTCGTGATCGTCACGACGCCAGTACTGCCATCGACGCTCGTCACCGGCGGCGCAGCGTAGGTCTGGTCGCCGCGGAGGAACGTCGTGTTGTTCGCCGTCCCGCTCCCGAGCCGCGCCGTGGCGACGGTGCCGCTGGCGATCTGCGACGCCACGAAGTCGCTCGGCGTGATCTGCTGCCAGTTCGCGATGTTGAACGTCGCCCCGCTCGTCCCGGCTGCGGATCGCCGGTAGGCGATGCCCGCGAACGACACCAAATCACCCTTGGCGTAGGCCGTGTTCGCGGCCCACGGCTGGATCGCGGCCCAGTTGAGCGAGGAAGTGGAAAGGCCCGCCGATGCGATCTTCGCGTCAGTGACAGAGCCGTCGGTTGGCACTCGGGCGTCGGAGAGGCGGGCGTCGGTGGTCGCGACCGCCCCCGACACGTCCGCGACCGCCAGCGTCACCGCCCCCGTCCGCCCAGCCACGCTCTGCACCGGGGCCGCAGCCGCGGCCCGGCCCGTCGTGTGGTAGAGGTTCGTCGTGCCTTCCGGCACGGCATCGGTCGAGCCCGGGGCCGCCGAAATCTCGATGTACTGGGAGCCACTCCAGCGGAACACCTTCCCGTTGTCGATCGTGACGTAGATCTTCCCCGTCTCGCCCGTGGCCGGCCGGGCCGCGGCGTTGGCGTACTCGAGCACGTCGTCCACGAAGCTCGGCAGCTGCGAGGCCTGGACCTTGCCGTAGGGGTCCAACTCAACCTTCTGGGCCAGGGCCGCCGTGAGCCCAGTCACGTCTCCGATCTCGTGGGAGTGGGCCTGCGGCGGGAACGTCGTCGGCTTGCCGCTCACTGCCGACCATGTCACGGGGCCGACGTCGCCGATCGTGACCACCACCTCGGCACCCGACGTCACCGTGGCGTTCGTTTCGCTGCCGACGACGGTGACTGTGATCAGTTCGTTGCTCATGCCTTGGTCGTCCTCACGGTGCCTGCCAGTACCGTCCGCGTGTATCCGCCCGGCGTGACCCAGCGGAAGTACCACCGCATACGAGCCGCCGATAGGGCCGTCGTCTGCGTCTCCGTCAGCGTGAACGTCACGGTGCTCGTCGTCACGCCGCCGCTGGTCGCCGTCGTCAACGCCATCGCCGGAGCCGCCAACTCCGCGTTGGTGGCGTCGTTGTAGATGCTGGCCGCGCGGGTGTATCCGGTGAGGTCCACGTTGAACGTGGCCGCAAAGGTGAACTCGTCGCCGCGGATGAGCGAAAGATTCAGTTCGCCGGGCAGTTGGTTATAGGCGGCCATTCTTCACCTTCTCGATTTCCAGCGTATGAATGCGGCGGACTCCCTGGTTGCGGTCCACCCATCGCCAGGCTTGCTGGGAGCCCGCCGGGATGACCACCTCATAGGTCCGCTCGATACCAGCCTCCTCCACCACGATCCGATCACCGCGAACAGGGTCGGCTGCATAGTCGGCGAACCCGATGATGAAATCCCTGGTCTCGATCCGAACCATCTGCCCCGCCGCGTCGATCCCCTCCCACCGGCCGATGGTCGGCGTGGCCCGGCACGTGACCGGATGACTGGCCCCGGCCGGCAGGTAGCCGACGAGCACCGCCAGATGCTCGCGCCGCTGCCGCTCAAACCAGCTGCCAGCGTTCGCGAGCATGTCCTGCACTTCGCCACCTCCGGCCACTGCCGGGGGCGGGCTGCGATTCACGCGGCCCGCCCCCGAGGCATGGATCAGGAATTCATCAGCTGAACATCGACCGTCGCATCGCCAGCGGCAGCCGTGGCCACCGCGTAGCCCACCAGCACGTTGGTGCTCGCGGTGCCGGTAAAAAGTCCGCCGGCAGCGTCCCAATAGACCTTCGCGTAGGCGTTGATCGCCTGGTTGGCGGTCTTCGCGTGCCGCACGACACCCTTGACCACCAAGCTGCCCTTCTCGCCGGCCGCGAGGCCCGTCTGCACCACGCCGATGCCCACGGTCCCCATCACGACCACCGCCCCGGCCGCAGCAGCGGCCACCGGGGTGTAGTCGATGCTCTCGCCCTCTTGCACGAACGTCGCCATGTTTGTTTCTCGCTTTCTGGAATCTGGAAAGAACTTGGTTCGTCACCCCGGGGCCGGGCTTGGGCTCCCGGCCCCGGGCACGATTTGCACTGTCAGGGTCAGGCCGTGGCCATCCGGTAGCAGCTCTTCGGCTCGCCCTTGGCGACACCGAAGTCGAAGTACCCGCGGACCTGGATGCCGAGCGTGTCGAAGTCCGCCTCGGCCTGCTCCACGACGGGGTTGCGGTTGCCGTTGAGGAACAGCACCTCCATCGCGTTCAGGTCGCCCGGGTTCGCCACGAGCCACCAGGTGCTCGCGCTCGACAGGTAGACCGACGACACGACCTGGTACCGACCGGCCAACACGTTCGTGCTGGGGGCCGCACCGCTCGTGCCGTGGACCAGGGCCGAGCCCATGGCCTCGGCACCAGCGATCTCCAGCTCCGGCGGGAGCAGGAGGATCGACGGATTCACGCCCAGCGGGTTGCCGTCCGCGTCGTTGACCTTCCGGTAGGCCGCCACCGCCGCCTTCAGGCTGGTCAGGCTGAAGGCGTTGCCCGCCCCGGCCGTGGCCTTCTCGAAGTAGGTGGCGTTGGACGCCTGGAACTCGGTCCAGAAGTTGGTGTTGAACCGGAGAGCCGCACCACGGCCGAGCCGGGTGGGCACCACGGTCAGAGCACCGAGGTCGTCGTTGATGATGTCCCGACGGCTGATCGCGGAGATCCGGCCGTAGGACTTCGCACCGAACGACCGAGCCTCGTCGGTCGCTTCGGCCGACTTGAGCTCACCGGCCGGGCCGACCTCCTCGAACACGAAACCGCCGTTCACGCGAACGCCGGTCACCGCCTTGAAGTCGGAGACGGGGCGGATCATGGAGATCCGATCCCACACCGACTCCACCGAGGTGTAGCCGTTGAGCAGGAACTTGCCGTAGGCCGTGCCGACCACGTTGGCGATCGAGTGGGTGCTGGACCCGAACGATGCCTTCAGCACGTCGCGAAGGTTGCCGTCGGTGAGCTTGTAGGCGTCACCCTGGTAGCCGTTCGCCTTCGCCGCCCGGAGGAGCATCTCCTGGAGGCCCATGTTCCGCCGCTTGTGGGCGGCTTCGAGCGTCCGCGCGCCGAACTGCTTCTCCACGCCCGGCAGGTTGCCGGCCATGCAGATCGAGGCGACGAGCATCTCGTCGGTCTCGGCCGGCTTTGCGACGACGTGGACCGCCGGGGCGGAGGGGCGATCGGCACGGATGTCCGCGAGGGCTTCGGCCTTGACCTCCTTCCGCAGCTGCTCGAGCAGCTCGGCCTTGATCGCGGCCACGTCCACGGGGGGAGCGGGCGGCGTCACGGCCTCGGGGGCCTTGGCTTCCACGGCGACCTTCGCCGTGGCTTCCGCCGAGGCCTTGACCTCGTCGGGCTTCTGGTTGGCGTGATCCGCCATGTGGAAACCTCCATCATTCGCTTCCGCAGCGATCGCGGCAGACGTAGCGGCGTCTGCTCCGAAAAGGACGATCGACACCTCGCGGAGCGTGCTCGCACGCACCACGCTGATCGGGCCGGCGAACTGGCGGCCGTTCACCTCGACGCTCTCGCCGGCGGCGATGTTCTCGATCCGGCCCACGTCGGCCCCGATCGACGCCTGGAACTTCCAGCCCTTGCGGGCGAGGTTCACGGCCTTGGCCACCTCGGGGCTCTCGCCGATCACCTCGGTGGCCACCGTCAGGTCCGAGCCGCTGTTGACGGCCTCATACGCCTGGCCGACGGCGTGATCCATGTCGTACTGGTGGCCCAGCATCACGGCGATCGGCTGGCTGGTCGTGTCCATGCCGGCCAGGTCCACCACGAGCGGCGTGCGGCTCCACGCCTGCCGGATGGCCCGGCCGGTGTAGCCCACGAGCGAAAACTTCGGGTTGCCGCTGCTCTTGCCGTCCGCGAGGATCGGGGCCTCGATGAGCGTGGCTTCGCCGCCAATCTTGATCCGCTGGCTCATGCGTTGGCCTCCTCTGGGTCTTCGGGCAACGGCTGCCGCTCGGGCGTCGAGAGGTCGACGCCCAGTTCAGCCGCATACGCCTCCTCGGCCGCGATCTGGCGGAACACCTGCCGCCAGTCCTTGCCGCGACGGGCACAGGCTTCCGACCGGCTCACGGTCTTGTTCTCCAGGCCGACGCTCTCCGCGTTGGCCTCCTTGAGCGGGTCGATGTGCTCGTGGCCGTCCCACCGCCACCGCCATGTCCACTGGTCGCGGGGCGGCAGGCCGTCGGGGATCATGCCGTCCACCACGGCGGCCTCGTCGATCCACCGCTGGAGCAGCGGGTCGAGGATCACTCGCTCCACGTCCGCCCGTTCGGCGTTCATGTGCTGGCGATACACGAGGTAGTCGCCACGCATCGTGGAGTAGTTCGCCCCGGTCGCGTCCATCACCGCGACGATGTACGGCATCGACAGGCACCGGCTGATCTGCATCAGGATTCGCCGCTCGAAGGCGTCGAAGGTGCTCGTGGGCTGCTCCGCCTTCATCTGGAACGGCTCCCACCCCTCCGGGGCCGCCATCGCCATGCCTCGCATGATCGGAAGCGTCTCGGCCAGCGGCAGGGCGGCGGCGGTGCCGCTCGCCGGCATCGTGGTCTTGAAGATCGCGGCGAAGTCGGCGGCCGTCTCCGCAGCGGTCACGACCGCGTACTGGTAGCGGCGGAGCATGGCGAACAGCTCGAGGGCCGGCACCACCTCGCCGACGCCGCGGTGCTGGCCGGGACGGGTCGCGTGGAAGTAGTGGTGGACGTAGCGGGCATCCACCCACCGGCCGCCGAGCGTCACGCCGAAGTGCAGCGAGCCCGGGTGGTGGTCGAGGAGGAAATACTCCGACGGGTTGCCGTCGGCATCGAACCGCACGCCGTCCACCACGCCGGCAAACTCAAACCGGCTCGCCGGGTCGGCGATCATCTCGGCCTCGACCAGCCGGAGGTCGAGCTGCACGTTCCGCAGCCGGCGGTTGGTCGTCTGGAGCGCGAACCCGTCCCCGTCGATCGCCTTCACCGTGCGGAGCGTGCGGAGCTTCTTGGCCAGGTCGATCTCCTGGTGCCACTCGAAGACGTTCTCCTCCACCCGGGCCACGGCCGCCTGGTTCGCGTCCGGCCCGCAATCGAGGAGCAGCGTCGGCCCCTTGCCCACGAGGTCGGTGGCCAAGGTCGCCACCATGCCTGCGAGGTAGCCGTTGTTCGCGGCCTCGTAGCGGGCACGTGAGCGGAGCGTCCGCCGCACCCACGGCGAGAGGGCCGCGTCGGCCGCCATGTGGTCGGCCTGGCTCCAGTGATTCTTGTTCGCGGGCGTGGTCTGGGCGGCGTCGTACCGTGCCCGGATGAGGTTGGTGACTACGTGCCGCTGCTTGGCGATCGTCGCCTCCAGCGATCGCCTGGACTGCCCGAGGAAGTTGCCGAACAGGCCCATCAGCCGGTGGCCCCTGGGGATTCGATGCGGGCCATCCGCAGACACGCAAACGGCGAGCCGGCGGCGGCACGCGAGCGGATCACGAAGTCCGCGGCGGCCACTTGGCGGTCGAGCTCGTGTTGCTCAACCTCGCCGGCGTCCGTCCGGGCACGGCGCGGTTGCGCGAGATTCGCGGCGACCGCTTCGACGACGTCTTCGTTGGCCACGGGCCGGCTCCGGTGGTGGGGGCGATGCTTCGCCCTACCACCACTGTACCGGCGTTCAGAGGTGTGACCGGAGGAACTCGATGCCGGAGAGCTCGTCGGCCATCGCCTCGAGGTCGAGGTAGAAGTCTTCCCAGACTTGATCGACGTGCATGGCGGCGGCCTCCGGCGGGTGCGGACGCCACCATTTTCCGACCGCGGCTACGTGTTCGTTTGCCGGTGAAAACGCACCGTCAGGTAGGTGCCAAGCCACGCCCCGGAGGCGAGCGGGATGAGGTAGATCGGGTTCTTCGAGTAGGTGATGACGCCGAAGGCCAGGAGCGAGTACAGCACCGAGGAGATCGAGGCCGCCGAGAGCGGCCGCCGCTTCTCGACGGCGATGATGTACGCGGCGTAGAGGATGTCCACCGCGACGTAGGTGGCGAAGATGACGACGGCGGTGAAGGGGGAGAAGTCGGTCATGGCGTTGGAACAATCAGGCGGATAACGGATTATCCCCGGGTGACTGGGGGTCAATTACATGGTTCTACCACTACTTGCGAGCCGTGAGGAACGCCCAGACAAAGAGCGTTGCCAGCCTCGCGGCTTGAAAAACGCCCGTGTATTGGCAAGCCAGTCCGAAGTGCGACCACCACATCCACGGGACGGAAAGCACTCGTTTCCACATTGGCCTCCGCACCAGAATCACCATTTCTCGCGGGCCGCAGTATCGCCGCTTCCATTCGTCGTAAAGCAACGCAACGTCGTCCACAGTGAACGTGGCAGAACCAGCGGATGCAGGAGACGGCTCGGCACCGTCTCGCGTGTTGTCATCGCTCATAGTTCGCCGCTCCTGATCCTTGTCGTTCTCGCACTGTCACTTGTTGCCAA